ATCATTGGTTGGCTCACCTGTTACTTTACAGTTAGAAGATGCAGATGGTATTATTAAATTTACAGATACAGGTACTGGTTCACACACTATTGCTGATGCAACGTGGACAGCAACGTGGTCTAAAGAAGTTGATATACATGAAGTTGTTGATGTTGTTTATCAAGGATTGCAAAATACTTCTGGACCAATAGACTTAGCATTACATGGAAGTCCTCTTACATCAAAATTCTTACTTGGTGATGAAGTTGACGTATATGTTAATGAATTATTACAAGAAACAGTAACAGTTGCTTCATTGGGTAGCCCAGCTGTAGTTGGAGTTATGTTATCTTCTTATACATTACAACCACAAGATACTATTCGCATAATTAAAACAGCACATGATATTGTTGAGGCTGATGAAGCATTTGATCCAGATGTAACAGATGACGGCACAGTTCATGTTCAATATAAGAACTTTTATGATTATACTGAAGTTGTATCTATTGGTGAAAATAGAATAGATGAAGTTAAAACATATTATTTTTGGGTTGGTGATAAAACAGTTCGTACTATTCCAAATAGTGCATTATCACTTCGCGAATCTGCCGAGCAATTAGCAGAAATTCCAATCCCATATATAATTTTCCAAAATCTTAAGATTCAGGAAGTAACCGTTGATACGTCAACAAGATTACCAGCGAGATATAATCAAATTGTGTTACGTGGACATGCAGGATTAATTAATGCTGATAATCGTTATGTATTACGATTTACACGAGACTTAACGTTACGAGATGAATTAGAAAACCGTGAAAACGAACCAATGCTTAAAAATGTTCACACTGAATGGGAAATTTTTAGAGAAAAGCAAACATATCATCCTCTTCGTGTATTATGGAATAATATTACTGAAAGCATGGTTGAATATAGTCTTGCTGATCCAACTACTCGTATTCCAGCTCGTGAGCGTGAATTATATGACGAAACATACGGAACAGATACCCGTTATGGATTGGGGGAAGGGCAGATATTTGTTGATAGTGCGACTGCAATTACGACAGTCCTTGCCGACTTAAATAATCCTGATAATGACTTTTCACCAACTGATATTGAATTATTCTTCCAGCAGTATAGTTTTGATACTAACGACAATATAATATTGGCAATGGACCGAATTTACAATACTTTTTCATATGAACATGTTAATAGAATATTACATTCTGTGTTATTAGACGCGTTTGCTAAAAAGGCTAAATACCCCGACATATTTAAAACTTCCATGGTTTCTTTACATGGTATCAGAATTTTAGAGACGGCAGGACTTTATGATGATTAGGAATCATTTAAGGTTATTATCATAAATACTATTATGAAAAAAACGAAACCAAAACTAACTACAGAACAATTTGTTGAGCGGGCAAAAAACACTCATGGTGACTGTTATGATTATTCTAACACTATTGTAGATGGAATGAGCAAAAAAATAATAATTACATGTCCCAATCACGGTGATTTTGATCAATGGCCGTCTGATCACTTGAGAGGATCTGGGTGTCGTATATGTAGTGGAAATAAGAAAATTACCACAGGTGAATTTATAAAAAGAGCAAAATCAATACACGGCAATAAGTATGATTATAGTAATGTTGAATATAAAAATTTAAAAACAAAAGTGAATATAATTTGTGGTGATCATGGTATGTTTACACAAACTCCAAGCGATCATTTACATGGTGGATATGGATGTCCAACATGTGGAGGAACAAAAAAGGTCACAACTGATGACTTTATTCAACGAGCACAAGATAAACACAATAATAAGTATCAATATGACAATATTAACTTGGTTAATATGCACAGTAAAGTTAATATAGAATGTGATATACACGGAGAATTTATTCAACGTGCAGCCGACCACTTGAATGGATCAGGTTGCCCGAAATGTAGTTTTGAGCATTCAGGAGTATACAATGAAACATATTTTAAAAAAAATCCTACTCGTAAACTATCTCCTGCTACATTTTATGTTGTTGATGGATATATAGATAAGTTGGAGTTTTGTAAAATAGGAATAACAACCGAAACGATAAAACAACGTTTTTCTGGTAAGTGTGAAATTAGTGATGTATTAGAAATTAAAACTAGTTTATATAATGCTTGGTTGTTAGAGTGTGTAATTTTAAGACAATTAAACGACTCCCGTTTTCGTTATCAAAATTTGCGCTCTCAAAATTTTGTGGGCTGGACTGAATGTTTTTCACGAAAACAAAAAAATGAAATTATTAAGTTAATTAATCAATATCAGGAAATTGGATAATGCCTAACACAAAAACATTGGATCCAGTACAGGGCTTAGTTGACTACGTTCTGGAGATTAAACCATACCACACTAAGATTGTTGAAGTGTTGGTTGAATATATTCAAACGGATCCGATAAATGTTACAGTTACAGAAGATATTGACTTATGTATCAATTTGGGATACCCAAGTATTGATAGTCGTTACATATTCCCTATAATTGGTGTTGATACTATTGCAAATACCTTCACCGTCTCTGGTGATCAGACACCATCACTTTTTGTTGGTATGATTACTGAAGTATTTGGTAGCACTCTTAATGATAACAAGTACACAATAACTTCAATATTATTTGATGGTGTTAACACTGTTGTTAGTGTATCATCAAATATTCCAGACACTACGATAGATGGACAACTTGTCCATAATGCGATTGAATATTGCCCAGATAGTAATTTATATGGAACAAACATAACACCCGATTTGATTGAAGAGTCGTGCGCAGGTGGTTTTGGTGATGTGTATGATTCATATACTCCAATTTATGATATTGATAGTGTAGATGATACACTTAATCAAATAACTATTGCTGGTGATTATTCTGCAGAATTTGCAATGGATGTACCAATACAATTTGAATATGTTACAGTCACTACAGGTTCGCCTGTAATATCAACAATAAACAGCTTATCATTAACTGTACTAAGTGTTACAGTTGATAATACAATTCCTACAGCTCCATTAACGATTATTACTTCAGTCCAAGATTGGTATATAGTTGGTTCGCCTGCGACATTTGATAATGGTGTAATATACATAACAAACATAGCATATGATGTTGTTGATATAAATGAAGGAACATCAATTAACACATTTTCCATTGCTGGTGATTATACTAATACTTTTGATAATGGTACTTTACTTGAAATTAAATTCTCTGATGGTAATGATGGAATATATTATGTTATACAAACTCAACTATCAGGCGGCAATACAATAATATTTGTTTCACAACATGTTCCATTTCCAGAAGCAACAAGAAAGGGACAACTTTTATTTAGAGCTATAGGATTTGACGAACAAGTTTATTGTTCTACTGTTCCAGAATCAAGAATTGATGTAGTATTTGATGAACGAATTGAGTTTGGTAATTTACAATTAGATTTCCAAGATAACATTATGGCATATAACCTTGAGAACACAGATAGTGTTCCTTATGGTGGTTTCCCATATGGTACTATACTAAGCGCTACAGAACCAGCTATTATTGAATCTGTTAATGCACCATCCCCTTCAGGAAGTCCTTTAAGTATTCCTTTATTTACTTTTTGGTTAGACCAAACATTATCAACAGGTTCTCCTATAACGGTAACATCTGCAGTGATGAAACAATGGAACGGATTACGCTGGGTTAGTATTTCAACCGCATATTGGGTTGATTCAGATACAGATCAAATGTATCAACGCATATACAGAATCGTTGATGGTACTACAATAGATACAGGTTGGGTAGAAGTTAATAGCTTAGGCATATTTGGTGGAACAGAAATATTTGGTGCAAGTGAAATAGAACCAATAGCTGTACAAAATTATTCAGCAGGATCAACAGGAAGTCCACTTACAGGACAGACAACATATACATTAGGAACTCCAGTACCAAGTGCAGATTCAGAATTAATATCAGTAACGGTTAATGGTTTACCTGCAGGTATTACACTTGATAGTGCAACAGTGTTTACTATTACAAGTCCAACTGTAGATGTTGGAGATTGGATTGTTGCTACTATTAAAGATAGAACAGGAACACCATCAAATGTTCTTATTGCTGGATACAGTTCTGAACCTCATACAGTATTCCATGGTGGTGTATTCGGTGGGGGTTCTCCTTTAGAGAATGTCGTAACACCAAACGGTACCAACAGTTTTGAAATATATGGTGGTAACTTTGCATATCATTTCTTTGGTGGAAATAAATTTGAAGGGTATGATGATACAGGATTATTAGGAGAATGGCAGACAACATCATTTGCAGTTGTAGATGTTAATGCACCTGGTTCTCCAACATCATATTCAATGTCAGTACCAGGTGATCTTACTACATACTTCACCGCAGGAGTATCATTCTATGTTAGTACTACTCAAACAAACAAAGGATGGTTTACCACAGTATCATCAAATTTTGATGGAACGAATACTATAATTATAGTTAGTGAAGAAGTACTTGAATCAATATTTACCACCGGTGGTTCACCTGGTATCACTATTGATCAAAACTACACTAAAGACCTTGGAACAATTCAAGGCGCGTTGTTTGATCCAAGTACACAAAAGACAATTGTTATTCCTAAAACAACTGGTGATGCAAATGTTGATAGAATAACATATCAGTGGATCGGTCCATTACGAATTGATGTTGATATGCTACCAACAGATTTCTTAGGTCAAACGATTACTGGTAATATGGAAATATCTGGTGAGCTTATCGGTTCAGCAAACTTCCTTAATATTATAAACGTGAGTTTGGCCAATAATACGTTTACTGTTCTTGGTGATCAAACATCATACTTCGCATCCGATGCAACATTCACAATACAAGATGCTTATACAAATAATGGTTCACCTGAAATAACTAACAACGGCGATTGGATAACAGATCAAGTTTATTATAATTATAGTGTCGCTGGTACAGAAGAGATAGTTGCTGTTGACTTTGTGGCAAATACTATTACGATTGCTGGAGATTATATCAGTAAATTTTCAAATGGCTTTGTTTTTGATATTGATGCTGGGGGATCTCCAAGCATTACAGGTACCTATATTGTTGATGTACCTGGAGCGACTCTCATTGCTTCACCAGTCCAAACAGTTATTCCATTAACAACTGATATAATTGATATTAGTGGATCACCAGCACCACTAACAACTGCAATATTTGGCGAAACCAGTGAAACAATAATACACGTAACAGATACTATAGTAACAGATACAACAAACCCAAGTGAACCAATATATGGTCGTATATTAAGTGCCCAAGCAACAACTGGTACGCAAGTTTCAGGACAAATAACAGATGAGTTACAATTCGGTTGGACTGTTGATGATTGGTTCCAATATGCAATATTATCAGTAGATTTAGTAGACAATACAATTACTGTTACAGGTGATGCTCGTGGCGATTTACAAATTGGTCAAGATTTTGAAATACTTGGTGCTTATGATACTACTGGTTCACCTCCAAATGGTTCACCTCCAGGTATAACGAATAATGGACTGTATAAAGTACGAATTGATGAAGAGTATAGAAACGGATCTCCAATACGATCAGAAGTTGATTTTGATGGTACGAATACAACGATAACAGTATATCCAGATCTTGAAACAACAGCAGTGCCATATGGATTTATTGAACCTGATAACAATGCACAAGCAATCATAGCGTTTAGTGACTTAATTGGTGTCATTGCAGTTGAAACTGCTGATGCGGTCGTATTACAAACTGGTGGTGCTATTATTGATTCTTGGGATTATACATTCTGGGATGTTGGTTCTTTTGATGAGAATCTCGGTACGGTTATTCATTTATACAGTGGTACTTTTGAGTAATTATAAGGTAAACTGATAAATAATGCAAGATAAAACACATTATAGGATAAAAGGGTAATCCAATGACAATTACAGAATTTCACACAACGGACATAGTACTTGCAGCAAGTTTGCGAGTGCATAATTATAGTATGACTTCAATTGAACGGAATGGCAACAAAGGTACTTTCATTTTTGCCGACGTTGAAGATGAATTTATAAGCAAGTTTGACCTCGGAAATGTGCAGGTTGAGCCGATTATGTTCAATAATGCAATTAAACAACTAACCACTAGCGTTCGGCGAATGGGTTAAGATCATAAATACTAAAAAGATTCAAAATAGCAGGAGACTATAGAATGGAACAACTTTTACCAATTAGCGTTAAAGGACACGTAAACATCACAGATGATGCTGGCAACGTGTTACTTGACAGAGACAATGCAGTGCATCCTCAAAATTTAGCTCGTGTTATAGCAAGAGCACTTTCACGTGAAGATAATTATTGGATTCACAGAATTGCGTTTGGTAATGGCGGCACTTCAACTGATGCTGCATTCCAAATCACTTATAACACCCCAAACGATGGCCAAAGCCCTGATTCAAATACTTGGGATTCTCGTTTATATAACGAAACTTATTCTGAAATTATTAACGAAAGTATCGGTGGTGGATTATTAGGGACAGATCCAGGTTCTGCTGGTCCAAATGCTGGACAACGTCCTGGTGGCGGTGCTGATCCTTCTGGTGATCCTACATCAGTAGAACACGTTTCTGGTCCAGGTGTTCGTAGTAATGAACTTGGTCTTACTTCTGAAATTGTTATTTCAGCTGTATTAAATCCTGGTGAACCAGCCGGTCAATTTATAAACGATCAACAAGCTCCAACAGAGAATACAGAAAGCGATTTCACTTTTGATGAAATCGGTCTTTTTACTACTGGTGGTCCAGCTATTGCTTCTACAGGATATCATAATATTGATGTTGGAAATAGAACATCAGAAGATGATTCTGGCCTCGTTGCAAATACAGCATATTCTATAGATGTTACAATTGATGGTGGTTCTGTTCAACAAATTAACTTTACTACACCAGTAGCAGGTGGTTCAGGTCCTAGTAACGAAATATTATATGGTGACATATGTGAAGCTATCAACACAGGTGATGTTGCTTGGGGAACTCCAGTATTTTCAGGTGGTGTAATATCTATTACGGATAATACAGTCAGCTTTCCTTCAATTACTGGTGCTCAAACATTTGGATTTTTGCAAGTTTCAAGTTCTACACTTGGAGTTGCTTCATCTGTATTAGTAGCGGTAGGAACTGGTGGTGGTGCAGATATGCTTGCCTCATTAAATCCACCTACAGGCGGAATTCTTGAAGCTGCAGTTGCAGGTGAAGATGCTGGTATTCAAAATGATCCAGTTGCTTCTACTACAGAACGTGAAAGATTATTAACACATATTATCTTTTCACCAGTATTAAAATCTGCAAACAGAACGTTGACTATTACATATACTCTTACAGTATCCGTAGCACGAACAACAGCATAAACTGTTTTTCAACACATTAAAAAAGGACCTAATAGGTCCTTTTTTAGTTTACGTATACCAGGTATTTTATTGTGCTGGTGTAATCGTAGTATCAGTAGATGCAATGTTATCTGTAGTAGTAACAGTATCATCAGTACTTTCTGTGACAGTAGCATTAACTGTTTGATCAGCTGGTGCCGGTGCAACAGGTGCTGCAACAGGTGCTGCAACAGGTGCTGGTGGTGGTGTAATACCGATAACGCTACTAGAAGGATTCATAATCTTACCAGTTCCGGTTGCGACTTTGCAAAGTTGGTGGAAATATTCAAGAGCATTTACACCATTTCCAAGTGTTACATTGCTCATAAGATCCCATAATTCATATAATTCAGCATTTCGGTTAGTTACGATTTTAAACAAACGTCTTTTATCAATAGTGTCTAGTGCATCTAAACGAATAAAGTAAGTGTTTCCAAGGTGATCACGCTTCATGACGGCCACTTCCACAAGTGTATTATCTTTCAGCAAATCAATCCATTCTATATGTGGATATTTTGATAATGGCATTATTATTCTCCTATAATATTTGTAAATAATTTATTACCTGAAAATATTTAGCGGGATTATTTGAGGGGTTACCAATCATTTTAAAAAGGGTAATACTAGTTTCCAGCAGCATAGTGATCTTGTATTTGTGCCGGTGTTAATGAATAATCATATAAAGACATATCATCTATATTACCATTAAATGTTGCACCACTAGCAGTACTCCACCCCAATTGACCTATTGACCAACCATTTGTAGCGACACCCGTATATACTTCAGCTAACGCATCGCTATTATCAAGTACTCCATTAATATATAAATATCGGTTAATTCCATCCTCCACATAAACTATATGGTACGTCTGACCTAATACTACAGATAATGTTGAATTGAATTCATTTCCTGTTGATGGGGATTTATTAATAGCAAATTTTTTCGTAGACTCCCTATACAAGAATGCAATGCTATGTTCTCCTATAGTTTCATCTCGTTGATCATATATAAACTGACTACCAGTTCCTGTATTGTCAGCAATTATTTTAAGCGTTACTTCAATTGAAAAATTAGTTGGAGTGTTCCCTAGTGGTACTCCTGTTCCGTTAACAGTTCCTGAACTGCCATTAAATAGTACAGATGTATCATCTTCTGCTGGTATGAGACTGGGCTGTCCTACACTTATGTCTCCTCCATACGTACCAGTATATGTACCTATTTCGTCTGTGGCTGGATCAGTAGCGAGACTTTCGCCTAATCTCCAATATGCGATTGGAGTATCAGCAATAATGGTACTATAATATAGAGAATATCCTGCTTCAATATAATGATTTTGTACTTGACTTAATGTTAACACCTTATTATAAATTGCTACTTCATCCATTACAGCATTTGTAAACCACGCACCCACTCCTGATGATTGTATAGAACCAATATGTCCTTCTCCTCTTGATGTGTCGAGAGATGAACCTGTACCACTAAGATACGCAGCATTCAAATCAACACCATTAAGATACATCTCTACATCAGATATGCTGTTAGCAACAATCACCAAATGATATGTAGTATCTTGTTCTATAGTTAAACTTGCACCAAATGTTTTTCTGGTTGAAGATGAAAATCCATTACCACCGTCACCGATTATAATATAAGCATTTGAAGCAGTTACATACATAGAAAATCCAGAATACCCATTCACATTTCTGTGTGTCGAAAAGAGTGAATTAACAGGAGCATTTATATCTGTTATACTAAACCAAAATTCAAATGTTATTGGAAAATCAATTGATGTGCCCAAAGAACCAAGTGACACACCTGTTAATTCAGAAGTACTTCGTACAGTTCCACCAGCAAAGTCTACAGATTTATCTACTTCTACAAGAAGAAGACTTGTTTGATATTGTGTATATGTTCCTTGATACGTTCCATCATATGTACCTATTTCATCAGTAGCAGTAGTTCCACTTGCCTCTCCCAGTCTCCAATATCCAATAGGTGTGTCAGCAATAATTGCATCATAATATGGCATTGGAAGAGTAATATTCCAAACAAATGAATCATCGGCAGTTTCACCTTTTCCATCATTAGCGGTAACTGTAACATTATATGGGCTGTTTGTTGCAGCTCCAAAATCAACAGTTCCAGAAATTAATCCAGTATTAATATCAATGGTTACTCCAGAAGGTAAATTAACAGCACTGTATGAAATAATATCACCATTAGGATCTGTAGCTGCTGAATCCAATGTTACAATAGTATTTTCATCGTCAGTTTGATCAAGAATATCTTGATCAAATATAGGAGGAAGGTTAGGTTGGGCGTTAACTTCCCAAGTAAAATCATCAGTGTCAATACCACCTTTCCCATCATTAGCGGTAATAATAACACTATAAGGGCTACTAACAATAGCACCTACATCAACTGTACCTGAAATTAATCCAGTGTTGATATCAATGGTTACTCCAGTTGGTAGATTAGTTGCACTATAAGAAATAATATCACCATCAGGGTCGGTAGCGGATGATGATATAGAAATAGTATCACCGTCAAAGCTAATTTGATCAAGAATATCTTGATCAAATATAGGTGGTGAGTTCGTTACTGCATATGGCTCAAATACATACGGAGCACCTATTAATGTAGTTGAAGGACAATCACCTTGAACATAATTTTGATATGGTGACCAAGCTGATCCATTCCATTGTTGAACATGTCTTTCGGCTGGTGGATTAGTTGGAGTTCCATTCTGCCTTTCTGAGGTACTAATTACAATCATTGTACGCTCATGTCCAGTATATATTTTTGTTATCTCAGCATCATCTACTGGACCTCCACTACCACCGCCCATATAAGTTTCAACAAATGCAGACAGACAATCTTCATCCATACCACCACTATCGAATTGTACGTCCTTTCCTCGTTCATATATTTCAATATATGAACTAACACCGTTAACGGCAGTACGCAATAAATCTATTCCGTTTATATCACACCCACCATTTCCATCAGGAACTTGTGTAACATTATATGTTTCTTTTACTACACTTTCGTAACTAACTATTAAATCATATGTGATTGGGCTACTCACAGTTTCAACTTTGATAGATATATTATTCCATTCTGGACCTTGTTTGATGCTCCTGAAATATGTCCCACCAATAAACAGACGCGAGCGATGCTCAGCAAATGATGGAGCTGAACAATCTGCCACAGGCGGCATTGTTGGTCTATAGTCGTAAGGGGGTTTACAGCTCATTAGTTGGCAAAGACGTCCGGAGATCCATTAGTGATGGTACCACCATGTGTAGCAGGTATAGGACTACAAGTATGATCGACGATTGGATCACCAACCCGTGCGACAGGGATACTATTAATGAATACATTTTTAGATCCACTTGCAATTGGTGTTGGATTATAACAATGTCCAGCAGTATTATCAACGTTAATTCTTGTTACAGGAAGACCGTTGGCAAATACATTCCCACTACCATTTTGCATAACATCACCACAACTGATTGGATCGCCTATTCTACACAATGCAGGCATAAATTACTCCTTATTTTATCTTATATTTATAAATATGGATAAGACAGGGAGAATTACAATGGAAGTAAATGGATTTAGAAAATGGTCAAATGCGGTGGCGGAGTCAGTTGACGCGTGGCGGATAATTCCACGTGCAATGGTTGCAGCTTATGGTGTTTTAACGTGGAAAACATGGGTTTGGTATACGTCAATTGACGTTATCATAACAAAAACAAATTGTCAACTATTGGGAACTGAGGTGGTTTGTGATATTACTGGTGTAGTTGGACCAAGCACACAACAAGCAATATTAGTAACAGCAATCGTTTCAATGGCAGCAGTTGTAATCGGATTATACTCAAGTTCTGGTAAAGATTGGACCAAACCATTATTGCCATGGTTTAGTAAGAAACAAGAACCAGCAAAAGAAGAACAAGCCGAGCAGTAATAATTACCTACTCAACATTGGGACGTATTGTTCAAGATTTTGAGCAATTTTCTTTAGTTCATATTTTCCTAAGAATCTCATGAACTGGAAATAATTGAATGAACCAGGATCGTTCATTTCACTGTCAATAATTTCATCCATCTTACGGCGTATGCATTCAGGCTGCGCCGTAAGATCCATCAATAGTTTATTCTCAGCATACAAATGACGTACAATTTGTTCCGTTCCATTCTGATCTACCCATGAGTCATTCATTATATTGACACGTTCAAATGGATCTTTATATGCATTGAATATCTTAGTTTTGCGGATGCGTGGATATGCACTTCCTACATTATCGCCTGAATCACCACGAAGACATTTTTCAAACATGAATAAATCAGCATCGCCGTTCCACTCTTCAAGTGTTCTATCTTTTCCAGTAGCGGGATCTACTAAACGAACTCCATCATGACGAAGAAGTTGGATCATATCTTTATCTCCACTAACGATAATAATTTCATCGTCTGGATGCTGTTGACAAAAACCAGCCACCAAATCATCAGCTTCTAACCCATCTCCTGCTAAGCATACAATAGTGGAGTGTACGCGAACCATTTCTTCAAACTCTTGAAGATGCTCCATAAACGCTTCAAACTTCTCTTTTTCTTTTGGTGTCATACTTTGCCGGCGATTGCCTTTGTAAGGCTTACCAGAAAGACAAAGGTCACTTCCAGTGTACAATTTTCGCCAACTTGATCTATCAAACGCCATAATAACTTTATGAGGATGAAACAATTTAAAATATTTGTTTAATGTTGTTAGTGCTATGTGGTGAGCAAGCCCAGCAGTTGTTTGATCGTCTTGTTGTTTGTTAGCAAAGAACGCTCTGTATAACAAATTACTAATATCAAACAGGATATACTTCTTACAAGAGGGCATTATTAACTCCTTGTGCTTGATTTTCTTGATCTTGTTCAATCAAATCTCTATATAACATAGTTATCCATTTTTGGACTACTATTTCTTCGTCTACACCTGTAATGCCATTGTCTCGGAGGTAAGTTACGAATGCTTCATTCCAATCCAAATCTACTCTGATACCATTTTTTGGATCTTCCAATAAGCCTTTTATTTCAACCCAAGGTTCTTGATCTTTAATTGCCTTAGCTTCTTCAGCAGCTTTATCTTTTATTGCTTTAGCTTCTTCTTCGTCCTTTTTCTCTTCTGCACGTTCTGCACGTAAATCTTTGAGAATATCTTCACGAATTTCTTCTGCATTTTTCCACCAACGTAACTTCATAATATTATACCTGTTGCATTTGTGATTGTTTCCAATCATTTTCCCAAATTGTTAACTTGCGGGACATTTAATTCATTAAACTTGGGGAAGAACGAATAAATTTAAACCTTGAACTGAAATACTTAATATACCTTTCTGTCCAATAGTAAACGTACCTTCGGAGTTTTGTTTAAACAAAGGAAGTAATGTCTTAATAGGATAACGGTGAGCAAAGTTAGTGTCACTATCATCGGTTAAATTTTCAACCTTATTTGTAAACGTATATGAGAATATATCACTGTTTATATCAACGAGTTCAAAAGAGACGCCTTTCTTATTACTAATAATAGTAACAATACCAGCATTCATTGCAGATTGTCCTTTTTGAAGCATAACAACAGCTTCTGCATTTAAAGGAACACGATATTTTAAAGTATCATTTATTTGTCGTGGTGCTTGAATAGTTGATGGATTGGCACAACGATAATCAATCTTGACACCTTTCGCTTTCATTGTCAAAGACCGAGCGTATTCACTACCATCTGGAGTTTCTGCTTCTATTGTAAAGTCTTCTTGTGTTTTTGCAATATCTAACCGTGACGTAAATACACTGATACGATTTAGTCCTATTGAACCAAATGACATATCAGGGACGTTTTCGTCTTGGAATAATACTACAGTTTTATCATCATCTATTGCACGCACAAGGTTAGGTTCAATGATAATATTATCAATATCAACCATTTGAGCTGCCCTAACTACTTTTTGTATATATGCGATTTCGTCTGTACTAATTTTCATTATGTTATCCTTATTTTTCTCTTATTATACTAGAAATTAAGCAAAGAATCAACAACAACTTTCTGACCCTCTGCCTTTTCTTCTTTTTCGTTTTTCCATTCGGGTATTATAAACCCTGTTTCTATCTTAATCCATTCAGCAAGTATCCTACGATGACAGAACTCATTTGGACTTTCGTAGCAGAGTAATATACTGTTTTCAGGCAACAAATAATATATCATCTCTGCTGATAACTTACCTGAAGACCGCCTACTCTTAATTAGATTAATATAATTTACTGTATATTCCTTTTCTGTCATTAACCCTTTACGAATAGAATCAACCATTGACCATTCGGGTGCTAATAATGGAAGCCTACAGCCTGCAAACCATTGAGGGGAAGAATAACTAATGCCCAATGCGTCTGGGTTACCTCCACAACGAGCATAGTTAGAAGTTTGTATATTTTTGGGGTTCATATTCATTGTTGAACGTAACCCAATCCTTTTCTGATTAAACTTTCAATTCCGTAGTGCATTGCTTCAGTGTATATCCATCTTTCATCTGCAGACATTTGACTCCAACCATCTTTAAGTTTGGGATGAGTTAACATAAATTGGTTTATCATATCACCTGCCACTTGATATCCATCCCATTCATCTTTAGTAAGTTCTTTATAAAGATTACCAAACTCCGACAAGTTAAACATACCATCATCATATAATTGGGTTATCGCTTGTTTATTTCCATCAACACTACAATCCATTTCTGATAGTTTTTTATTCATAATATTCTCCTATTAAAAATCCAATAATGATTCTATTACCATTCCTTGTTTTGAAGGAACGTCTTTACCAATCGCTTTTATGATATTACCAAGAGGTTTATCAACTAATCGTGTAATATGAGCAGGCATATCAATTTCAAAGTTATCATAAAACCACTGTGGAACGACTTCCATATCAGTAGGCAATGCAATGCTTTTGAAACGTCCAACCTTCTGCTTAATATAAAATACTTTAATCTTCATCCCTGAAGTGATTGGCATACTTTCTTTATCGTTATGTTTTTCAAGATTTAAGTTATAATGTATACTGGCTGCAACATGACCTGGTAATCTTTGGCCTGCTCCATATATTTCTAAATCTTTCGTATACTTTTCTACGTTCTGTACACCTTTGGGTAAACCAATAGTCATCACATCATCAGCATTTTCTAATTCTTCTTTATAATCAACAATATCTTGAGCAATTATATCCCATGATTCATCTTTAAGGAACCGTTCCACAAATGAATTAAGTCTTTTAGAAACTGCAGGTGGTAATGTTGTTTTCTTAGTATCAACACCCATGACTTTTAACTTATCAACTTTTTCACCTTCATTATCAATAACATGAAGAATGTATCGTTTTTTATCAACAAAGATTCCACGATCAGAAACAATTTCACGACCAGTTAAAATGATATCATCAAAACCTGGATTACATAAGAAAGTTTCTCTCATAAATTCTGGGAATGAATCACTTATTACTTCTCCAACTCTATCAGCAATTAATACAGCTTGCTCAGCATTCTCTGCATGTGTTACAAAATACGTACTATCAGTATCACCATATGCGACTGACCATTTGTCAGAATATCCATGGTGAATTTTTCCATCATGTGTCTTCTTAGTATCTAAATCAACATATGTACCATCTTTCAGTTTGTATTTCTGTAAGTCAGGTACAACATATTCACCATCTAATAATTCACAAGCCTTAGCACATTGATGAACAAGAATCATACGACCAGTACCAGTTGTACTTTCTCCCATTCTTAAATCATAAAAACGGAAATATGCATTATTTAATGCACCATATAAACTATTCAGTTTAATCTTATATACATATTGTAATCTATCATAATATGCTGCTTTTTGTTTGTCTCCATCATTCAACGCCTGTCCTTTTAGCTTTTGGAATTCTTTACGTGTAGAGTACCATTCTTCAAGAATAGCTGGGATAATACCTTTTTTCTCTTGAGTGAATACAGTACCATACCCACTAACAGCACAAACGTCATCCTTTAACACTCCTCTCCACTCATCAGCAGTTTTCTTTAATATATCACCATTCTCATATTCAAGTGTAAGTTCAACAAAACTACCTTTTGCAATTTCTTCTGATGCCCTTACTGTTTCAACAAACTGACCTATTAATGTTTCAGGACTGATGTTAATAGAACGGATAGCAGATGGATATAGGGAGTTAATATCAACAGAGCCTATGTTTTCATGTAATCCTACTTGTGGGATAAGTACGAACGCACCTTGAATAGATCCAGTCGTATCAGGTACATGAACATTGGGAACTCGTAAGTTTAAATCATGCCAACAGTAATTATTGATAGCAAGTTCAGCAAGTTTTAATGTACCACCAACGTGTTTAAACAAGCCACCAGAAATATGATACATTTCATTTGCAAGTGCAACATAACCAAGACGGTTTTCAAATCCTACAAGAACTTCCGTATCTCGTATATTGTACCGAACAAAATATTGAAAGTCTTTACGATATAAGTCATGAAGAGTTCCTTCATAATGTAGTTTAGGTAACTCTGGCAGAACGTCAAGTGCAACAGATTCTAATTTATAAGATGGTCTTTCTGCCATCTCATATTTTTTGAATAGTTCAAGATAATCAACACTTTCACGACCTTGTAAATCAATAGTCTCTTGTATGTTTCCAAACTTTTCAACTTCACGGTATCTAGGATTTCCAGCACCTGGAAAAGATAACATTCTAAAATATTTCTTACCAAGAACAATTTCAATTCTTTTAGCAATATACGGCATATCAAAGAAGTCACTATTCCAACCACATAACACATCACAATCTTCTATTTCAGCAATGATGTAGAGTAATAATTCTTTTTCATTTTTACAGAATACAATTTCTGCTAAGTCATTAAGTTCTTGATCAAATTGTTTTGGATCTGTCCAAGAATCATCAGGTGGAACACAATACACAACAGTACGGTTTTCGTGTTGATGATGCATTGCAATAGAGTTGATTGGAGCGTATGGATTAGCAACAGAACTGAAACCAAGTTCCTTGTCGTAATCAACTTCAATATCCAGAAAGCAAACATTAAGGATAGGAGCAGGTTTCCCATAATAGTAGTCAGAAAGAATACGTATTTCAGGAGCGATATCAGATTCAAATAACTCCAACCCATAGCTTTCCATGTCTGAACGAGCAGCATTAAATTCTTTCGCAGTTCTGAAGTCGTGACGAGTTAATTTATCACCGAATATGCTGACATCTTCTCCTTCTTCGTCTTTAGTAAAGAAGAAAAATGGAGCTGGATAAGTTTTCTCTACTCTACCATCAGGTCCACGCTCCCATACTATTACATCATCACCTTTTCTTTTGGCGGATATGTAACTCAAGAAAGCACTCCAACTATATCTTGTTCAAATACGATAAGTAATGTGTCACCTTCATGCTCTTGTTCTAATCCAGTACCATCTGCCACAATAACTCTGTCACCTTCTTTAACAGACATTGGTCGTATTGAACCATCTTCAAGCACTTTACCTATTCCAACAGCAATCACAGTACCAGTCGTTGGTTCTTCACCACCACCAGCAATAACGATTCCACTATCAGTTGTTTCTTTCGCTTCATCGCGTTTGATAATAACACGATCATATAAGGGACGAAGAGTACTCATGTTACTCTCCTCCTAATTTGCCTTCAACTAGAGTTTCATAAAGAAGTTCAAAGTCTTCATTCTCTGCTTGTAAGTCTGCGTAGTTATGTTTATACATCGTACGTGCTAATTTGTTTACAATCTTTTTTGGAACATCAAATTGATTGTGCACTGCATCGGCAATTTCTTTCATTGATTCTTTTTCGTCGTCGGCACGTTGAAGACAATGCGTCATTTCTGCAAGCATTTGTTTCATTTTCTGACGGTCGGTAGGACTGCTAGGAATAGTAATATGGTCACTCATGTGTTTCTCCTTTTTATTGTTATACGGAGATTATACACTAAGTGTAGAGAAAAAGCAACGGGTCATTGCTGACCCGCTGAAAGTTTAAGAAGAGGTTAACCCAACATGTGAGTTGAAGGGTCTAACTTCATTGATGATACGTCTAAGTACATGTTTATAATAAATGTGTTCTTTATGGTTCTTAATTCTATTAGCAGCACCCTGTCCAGTATTATATGCTACAACAGATTGTGACCAACTTTTGCTTTTCTTACGATGGTCAGCAAAATTAAAAGCAGCTAATTGTAAACTAAACACATCATTTTGAATTAACTTAATGATAATTTCTTCATCACGAACTCGTTTTAAAGATTTACGTGCTGGAAAGTTTGTAGTAACCATACTTGGGTGAATTTTTAAAATACCCCTTGCTGTAGCTACTTTCATTTGCATTACACCATATGAGCGTTTACCCATTGGTAAATTAGTGTCACCGATGCGGTTACCAAAAGCACCTGCTCGGGTTTCTTGAATTAAAATTGCTTGGATAGTTTCAGGATACCCAATTCTTTTCCCAACATGATAAGCAAGTGTTATCAATTTACGTTGTTCAGGATTGTATCTAGTGTTTCTACCTTGATTCTTAACAATTGTAACAGCAATATTTTGTTCTGTCTCACCATCATTACTACCAACATTATAATCAACAGAATTAATAGTTAAGGATAGAGGAGGAGGACATAATTCAGCATTCTTTGCTGCGAGGGTGTATGGATTCATTGAAGCTTCTGTTGTAAGTCTCACAGCTTCTGTTCGGCTACGTTCTACTTCAATAATAGCTTTGGCTTGTTGTAATGTTGCATTTGAATCAGCTACTTTAATTGCTTCTAAGGTGGTCATACCTTTAAATGCTACAGTACAGATTGCTACAGTACAAATAGTGATGTATAACCCACGTGGATGTTTCTTAAAATAAGTCTTTACATTTTCAATATAATTCACCCAGTTCTTCTTGTCTAGGAGTTTAGTTGCCTGCTTCTTCATTCTGTACTACCTCAAATTTAAAATAAGCGAAAGCAAGCCTAGTTAAAGACTTACTTTAATCATACCATTATACTACATTACCCTACAAAAATCAACAGCTAATATCACGCGAACTCACGCAGCCAACTCGTGTAATCTCCTGGAAAACATTTGGGATCATACAAAAATTGCTTTTCTGTCGCAATATGGAACCGAACTTGATATAAATCACCTACTAAAATTTCAGTGGTATTATTGATAAAATGTGGTTCACTTGGAAATAGTATCAACGTTCCACGTTGAGGATTAAATCCAAATTGATGTTGCGCAAACTCTAACTTACCACCGTATACTTCAAAATCAGAATCAAAAGGAATCCGTTCTTGATAGTCACTTAAAAATAATACACCAGTAAAATCTCTGTCTTTTGTTTTAAGCCATTTCTTTCCTATGTAATTACTATTTTCGCAATGTGGAGGATATCCTTTACATTCATCTGTATACCATTCAAATACCATTGGTTCAGTACCACGATAATCTACTCTATAATATTCTTCAAATTCTGGGATAAGTTGTTCAATACGATTGAATATAATTTCTTCTGCACGGTCATGCATGCGTATAGTTTTAACTGGATGTCCTTCTGTATCCTCATCAGGAACAGTAAGTCCAAGCATATCTACCAAGTCTTCACAGTGAAGAGGAGAGATGAACTCCTGTTTAATTAAGAAAGGAGATTTAATTGCCATAAGTTGGCTCCTATTTATTATTTTGTTATAAAGGTAAGATCTTCTGTAAGTTTAATATCGTTATTTTGTGTTAAACGAATACGTAACTCTTCTACCAGATGATCATCGCTGATTTCAAAAAATTCAGCTGGTGTTTCAATATCTTTAAATTCTTCTTCAAGCATATCCCAATCAATAACTTCAACAGTTTCTTGTATTGATGGATCAATTAAGAACTTACCTTTTTCAAGAATGTTTTGTCCTACTAATAATTTATGGTCCATGTTACTACGATCATTGAGATTAAATAATGCATCTTGTATACGTTTACCGTTTACTTCAATGTTCAATGCAATCACTGGACGATACTCAGTACCACCATCAGCTGATTTAACAGCTTGTTTGTCTTGCAATGGTAAAGTAATAACGTTGTTTGATATATCTTTGGATACGAAACTAACAGTATTTGCTTTTTCGTGTATTTCAAATTTTTCAGCATGAAGTGAACTCATTAACGCACCAGTATCTACTTTGCCTTTTAATGTAACAGGTTGCGGGAAAGTAGTAAACCGAATTTCTACAACATCACCAATAACATTTTGATCATTTGCTTCACGAACCATTACTTGTGTCATACGAGCTTTGGAAACAAACTTTACATTGACAGGACGGATTTGAAGTCTAACTGCTGTCCACACAAAAACTAAACGATCTTGAAAACTTTTTGCATCATCAGAGTCTGTATGCTTTTCGTCATACTTAGCAACGTTTTCTTTCTTACGATCAAGAGCGTATACCATCATAGGTTTTTTCTTATCATTAACAATATCTTCAAGAGGATATACAGTACTACTTGTAAACCGATATTGTATCCCGTCAATAGAAATCTTTTCAGGTATAGACGATAGTTTACCTTGTGAAAAATCTTTGTTTAATTCTTGTATGTTTTCAAATTTCATTATGATACCTTCTTTTACTTAACTTTAACTTCAGCATCTGCATAGCTTTTATATACATCTTCAATATCATTAAAGAAACTTTCAAAATCACTATCAGTTTTTGCATTACGAATAGCAGAATGTAATTCACTCATTAATGAACGTAACATATGGCTACAATCTTTAAACTTCTCACCTTCATTTAACTGAACACCAGCTAATTCCATTAATCGTATCTTATCCATTTGCATTCTCCTCGTAGAAGGTATTTATGCGTTCCAACAATGGTACAACGTAATCATCAATCTTGCGTTTAAACACCAATGGCATCATTCCTTTCTCAACTGCAATGATTATCACGATATCTTCAATAGCTTCACCGAATAACTCGTGATACATAATAGCATACGCAGTACATTGCAAGAAATAATCTTCTATCATGTCTGCATCTTTGTTACTATTGGACGTCTTAAAATCAATGATAGATAGTGTCCCTTCGTATTCTCCCACACAATCAACCCGACCAGCAAGTGTTAATTTATCACTATACATTGGAATTTCTTGAGCACGAATATTGTCAATTTTGTTAAGGCGGAGTTTGATTTGATTGAATAAACGAATGTATTCTGGTTTCTCGCCTTTTAAGAAACCTTCTTCATTATTGAGGTATTTTTCGGCTAATAGATGAACTGCAGTTCCACGAGTGGCACATCGTGCAGTTTCTGTATCAGCTTTTTTTGGACCGAGGGATTGTCTCCAAGCTTCAAGATATGGTTTAGGCTTGTCGCTAAGGACAGTTGTTATTGAAGGATATTTTGTTCCAGACGGAGTTGTATACCAACGCTGCCCATGGACAATTTCAGCATGCAATTCATCAAATTGTGGAATGTTTGTGTGTACGAACTTCATACATCTTCTTTATTTTTTTGCGGGTCTCTTACCAGCTAACCGTTGGTTCATCCGTGTAACCATTTTTGAAACAGCTTTTCTCTTTGATATAAGAGTTTTACGAATACGTACACCTTTCTTCATACGAGCAACTTTACGACCGTGGCGAACCTTTTTAGGATCTTTACGGGTTGCACATGATGATGGTGTTGCTACCATTTTACCTTTTTTTGGACCAGAAGTGCACCGATATTGACGTTTAATTACAGTTCCGAACCGTTTAAATTGGCGAAT